TAGTGCAAACTTGCAAGAAACACTTGGTATTAGCTGCTACGAAGGTGCGTTAGTCGATGCTATTCCCATGGTACCAGACCGATTGTCTTACAGTGAAATGTATTATGATACGTTCAAGTATCCAAGTATATGGACAGAGAACTACGATGCATATGATCATCATCGGCATGTATTATGCAACAAAATTGTTCAATATATGAACAATTACGAACAGTTTAAATTTCAAGTTAACAAGCAGGCAAGGGATTTAACTGAAAACTTTTTTAGTGCTAAAGTATTAGTAGAGAATTTAAAATGAATATCGAAAGTGTCGGAATTATCGGAGCAGGATTTGTAGGATCTGCAATTGTAGAATCAATTGAGTGGTCAAGTTTAAGTTCAGGTATTATTATTGATCCAGCAAAAGGTTACACAAATACATATAACGACATTCTCAAATGCGTTGCGGTGTTTGTTTGTGTGCCAAGTCCTCAAAGCGACGACGGTAGTTGCGATACTAGCATTTTAGAAAGCGTATTATTGGAACTTAAGAAGGTAGAATTTACCGGTGTTATTATTAGTAAATGCACTGCACCTCCTGATGTATATACACGATTAAACGAGCTATACCCAAATCTTGTTCATTCTCCAGAGTTCTTAACTGCGGCAAACGCATTCCGAGATTATACAAGTGGTAAGTTTGCAATTATCGGAGGAAAAATTCCAGCATACCGGAGAGAAGCAGAACGAATTATTCGATTTACTCAACCTAGTCTCGAAGCTGTTGAACATTGTAGCATTGGCGAAGCAGCATTAGCCAAGTACACAATTAATTCATTCCTAGCAACTAAGGTTGTGTTTATGAACGAAATGTACGAAGTCGCAAATGCTGCTGGTTTAGACTACGCAAACATTTCAAAATTAGTATCTTTAGATCCACGTATAGGAGATAGCCATCTTAAAGTTCCAGGTATAGATGGATTGTTAGGTTTTGGCGGTATGTGTTTTCCCAAAGACACCGAAGCATTGTTAAAATATGCCGAAAGTGTTAACGTCAACTTAAATGTGCTGGATGCTGCTGTCAAGAAAAATACACTGCTTAGGTTGCAGGAATCTAAATAATACTGTATTATAAAGAATAGGCAATCCTCTGCCTTAAAACATCGGAGAATAATAATAAATGACAGATACAAGTAAAAACCTTTCGCAGATCCTTCGCGATAAAATGAGAGCGGACAATAAACGCTTCTGGGCAGGTGATAACATTAGTGATTACGTCGATGACAATGTTAAACCAGAATTAATAGACGAAGCAGCCAAAGCGTTTGAAGGAGTGCTGGATGCATTGCTGATCGATCGCGAAACTGACCCAAATAGCCAAGGTACAGCACGGCGCCTTGCTAAAATGTATTACAATGAAATTATGGGAGGTCGATATGATCCAGCGCCTGATGCAACAGCTTTTCCAAATGACAGTAAAGACCGCTACGAAGGTATGTTGGTTGTGCGTAGCGAGCTTCGTTCTATGTGCAGTCATCATCATCAACCCGTTTCTGGTGTTGCCTATATTGGTATTATTGCCGCTAATAAACTTATTGGCTTATCAAAATATACACGGATCGCCCAATGGTGTGCCCGACGTGGTACTCTCCAGGAGGAGCTTTGTAATGATATTGCTCGGGAAATCATGAAAGCAACTGACTCAGAAAACGTTGCAGTGTATATTCAAGCCACACACGGGTGCTGCGAGAATCGAGGTATTATGGCACACAGTTCTTTAACTCAAACTACAGTGCTCAAAGGTTCTTTCAAAGACGATCCTGCTACAAAGAAAGAGTTTTTTGATAACATCAAACTTCAACAGGAGTTTGCACCAAGATGATTAATTTAAATTTAATTACCATTGGAAGTAGATGGTTTAGCGGAACAAGAGACAAAGTATTTGTAGTCTCCGGCCTGTTTGAAAAAGATGAAGAGATGTGGGTATCATATACCAATGCTAACAACTCGTACAGTTGCCTAATTAATGCATTTACACAAAGATTTACAGAGATTACAAATGAAAATTAAAATTGCAGAACTATTCTATTCAATTCAAGGAGAAGGACGTTATATGGGCGTTCCTTCTGTATTTCTTCGTACTTTTGGTTGCAACTTCAAGTGCGCTGGCTTTGGTATGCCACGAGGCGAACTTAGCGAAGAAGCAAACAATATTGACCCAACAAAATATACCGATTACAAAATGTTGCCACTTGTTAGCACAGGATGTGATAGCTATGCCAGTTGGGATCCAAGATTTAAAGATCTATCTCCGTTAATGGAAACAGACGGTATTGTAGATCGTATTATGGAAATTATTCCGTGCGGTAGCTGGGTCGACGAGCATCTTGTTATTACAGGCGGCGAACCTTTGTTGGGCTGGCAACGTGCTTATCCAGACTTGTTAAGTCATCCTAAAATGGCAGGACTCAAAGAAATTACTTTTGAAACAAACGGTACTCAAAAGCTAACTCCAGAGTTTAAAGAATATCTCAAGTCATGGAATCAAGAAAGATGGCCGCACGGCAACGGAGGAGAAATTACATTCTCAGTAAGTGCTAAACTTCCGTGTAGTGGCGAGAAGTGGGAAGATGCTATCTGTCCAGAAATTGTACGCGAGTATGAAGAAGTTGGTACAGCATACTTGAAATTTGTTATTGCTACCGAGCAAGACTATGCGGATGCTGAACGTGCTATTGCCGAGTTCCGTGCCGCTGGATTTACCGGACATGTTTATCTAATGCCAGTGGGTGGTGTTGAAAGTGTTTATGCCCTAAACAATCGAGCAGTGGCTATTATGGCAATGAACGCAGGCTTGCGATACAGTGATAGATTGCAGGTGCCGTTATTTAAAAACGAGTGGGGCACATGATACAATTCTCCTATGAGGAGTTGATAAGACCGTATCTTTGTCAAGCAACAAATTGGCGATTGAAATTTGCAATAGTACCGCAGCGATGCGCAATATCGGGAGACCGTATATGGTTAGAAGATGCATATCGCGGTACTAGAACTATCACTGGCCCAGGAACACCTGTGATAGAACATTATTGGGTTAAATTCGATGAATTTATTATCTGGAATTTAAAGGGAAGAACATGAGTTATATTAGAAATCTATTCGAAAAGATTACAGGGGTTGCTAAAATTAAAGAAGAAGCCGTCAAGGCGGCTGCTGAAGCAATCAAACTTGCCGAAGACGCAAAACGAGAAGCTGAGGAAGCTGTTAAAGTAGCAGCCGAAGCAAATAATGCAGCAGCGGCTGCTAAGATGGCAGAAGAAATAGCTAAATTAGGTCCAAAAGAACGTGCAACTGCAAAGCAAGAACCTTACATTGCAGTATTAGAAACACATGTAAATGATCAGAATCCGCGCAACGGATTTTTTGAACTTGACTGGAACGAGTACTTTGTTGTACAATTAAAGACCGCAGGTTACTACGGTGACACTGACGAAGAAATTGTAGATAAATGGTTTCAAGATCTGTGCCGCGGTATTGGTGCAGAAGAAGGCGTACCAATGGACCGCCGAGGCAGCGGTTATATTAACGTAAACAATTTAGGCAACGGTAAATCCGAAATTAGCTAATGACACAAACATTCATTCACGTAGACACAGCAAACACTTTCTTTCGAGCACGCCACGTAGTTCGTGGTAGCTTAGAAGATAAAGTCGGCATGAGCATTCAAACTGTATTAAGCAGTGTTCGTAAAGCATGGCGTGAGTTTAAAGGTACTCACGTTATTTTTTATCTGGAAGGTCGTAGCTGGCGCAAAGATCATTATGCTCCATATAAACGTCAACGCACCGAAGCTCGTGCAGCACAAAGCCCAAGAGAACAAGAAGAAGATCGTGTATTTTGGGAAACATTTGATCAGTTTAAAGAATTTGTAACTACAAAGACCAATTGTACAGTACTACGTCATCCTCAGCTTGAAGCAGATGATCTAATTTCGGGCTTTATCCTAAGTCATCCAGAAGATCAGCACGTTATTATTTCAACAGACGGCGACTTTGCACAACTGATTGCACCCAATGTAAAACAGTATAACGGAGTAATGCAGATTACAACTACACACGAAGGATACTTTGACGAAAAAGGTAAACGTGTCGTTGATAAGAAAACAAAAGAACTTAAACCTGCGCCCGATCCAGAATGGTTATTGTTTGAAAAATGTATGCGTGGCGATACAAGCGATAACATATTCAGTGCATATCCCGGTGTTAGAACTAAAGGCACCAAGAACAAAGTAGGATTGCAAGAAGCATTTGCCGATCGTAATTCTAAAGGATGGTCTTGGAATAACTTGATGTTGCAAAAGTGGGTAGATCACGAAGGTGTTGAGCATCGAGTGTTAGATGATTACAATCGTAATAAACTACTTTGCGACTTGACAGCACAGCCAGATGAAATTAAAGTGTTAATTAAAGAAACAATCGATACTGCAATTGCTGAAGAAAAACAAATCAGTCAAGTAGGTATTAGATTGCTGAAGTTTTGCACATCTTTTGATCTTGTTAAAGTATCAGAGCAAGTTACAAGTTATGCAGAACCATTAAATGCAAGGTATCATCAATGAACACAAAAGCCAAAGTGCTGGTGCCTAACAAAGTATGGATTGTAGAAGATCACGGAACTAAGTTAGGCACGCTGAATAAAGAAAAGAAAGGTTATGCTTTCTTTAGAAATGGTGTTAAAACACAACTGCACGATTTATCCGAAGTTAAAACACAGTTTGGCTCAGATTTATTCAGAGAAAATGTAGGAAATATTAAGTCAGTTAAAGCCGCAGACAGCAAATATATCTATGATTTTCCGTGTAGCAGCAAGCCCTACAACCCTGTGTATAACATAAAGAAGCGATTGCCAATTTATGCAAAAAGCAGCAAGAGTAAAAGTCTGTATTGTGCAGGATACTATGTTATTCAGTTTAAGAAAGGCTGGGTCAAGAGCTTTTGCCCTAAGCTAATTACATTAGAACGCTACCCATTTCAAGGTCCTTTTAAAACAGAAGCTGAAATGAAAACCGTCTTAAATCAAGTTAACAAGCTATGAAACAACTCAATACATTACCCATCGAAACCTTCTTAGATAAGGCTCGAATTGCCATCAAAAGTAATCAAAAACACCTCACTTTAGACATAAAAGAGGTGCAATCTTTGTCAGATAGTCTTGCAGTTGCTATGACACGCATAGCAGGTAATTTAGATAATCAGATAAATTCTATCGAATCTACCCCGTCAGTTATTTCCATTAATATGGACGGCGGCGGATTTAGGTAAAACCTCGCTAAATAAATGCGTACTTATGGAACGCATTCATGTCAAGACCTAAACCAAATATCCTATTAGAGATAACTAACAAAAAGACTTACAAAACAGAGCAGGTTTTAGAAGCTGACGCCATCTGGGCAGTGTTTTATAAAGGCAAACCAGTTAATCTTAAAACCAGTTCTATTGTTGCACAACAATTGGGACCCAAATACAAAAAGGTTAGTTTTTCTAATAGCGGGCACGCCTTTAATTTAGCAGAGAAACTAAACAAGTTGTTTAACTGCAATGATTTTGAAGTCTATAAATTAACCACAGGCGAAAAAATCATCGATGGATACCAAACTTCTGTTAACTAAAGAATTCTTAAAAGGATCAGGGCTGCCTGACGATGTGAAAAGCCTGGAAAAATATCTTTGGTCTTGGTGGGTCAATCCAAGGTTAAACGGAGATCGCAGTTTAGGTCTAACTTCTCAGGGTTACGAAGTTATTTCAAAAGACGTAGGTCTTAAATTCTATCAAATAGATCTTCCCGACAATACAGAAATCACTAATCAATTAATCATATGGTTAGATAAGTTCATAGATTGCCCTTGGTATATGACCAAGAGATCCATATTTGTAAGTCGAGAAAAGGTGGCTGTTCAGCTTGTCTTATTCAGTGGCGATTTACAGAAGTTTGGAAAGGCAAAAGACCGCGCACAAAAATCCACAAACACTTGACCTAGACAGCGATCTACTGTATAATTAAGCTATTGCAGCAAGCAATACACACAGTAAATTATCAACTTTATAGAAAGTGCATCATGGCAGAGAAAATTTCCGCAAATCGTACAGTTACTCCTAACGAGGCCAAACGCAGTCTCCGCAAGTGTATCAAAATTCAGCGTCCCGTGTTCATGTGGGGCCCCCCTGGTATTGGTAAGTCTGATATCGTTAAGCAAATTGGTGACGAAGCAGGTCGTGAAGTTATCGACGTGCGTTTGAGCCTGTGGGAACCTACAGACATCAAAGGTATTCCTTACTACAACAGCACCGAGAATACTATGTCTTGGGCACCTCCAGCAGAACTGCCTACAGATCCAGCATCTAAGGCAATCTTGTTCTTGGACGAACTGAACTCCGCTGCTCCAGCTACTCAAGCTGCTGCATTCCAGTTGGTGTTGAACCGTCGTGTTGGTACTTATGTACTGCCAGAAGGTGTGAGCATTGTTGCTGCTGGTAACCGCGAAACTGACAAAGGTGTTACTTATCGTATGCCTGCTCCGTTGGCTAACCGCTTCCTGCACTTGGAATTGCGCACTGACTTCGAAGACTGGTTGAACTGGGCTACACGCAATCAGTTGCACGAGCAAGTGGTCGGTTACTTGGGCTTTGCCAAACAAGACTTGTACGACTTCGATCCTAAGTCTCCCAGCCGTAGCTTTGCTACTCCACGTAGCTGGTCTTTCGTTAGTGACTTGCTGAAAGACGACGACTTGGATGACGGTACTTTGACCGACTTGGTCGCAGGTGCAGTTGGTGAAGGTCTTGCTGTTAAGTTCATGGCTCACCGCCGTGTTGCTAAACAGATGCCTAACCCTTCCGACATCTTGGCAGGTAAGATCGGCAAGTGCAACATCAAAGAAGTGTCTGCTATGTATTCGTTGAGCATCTCTATGTGCTACGAACTGCAAGAAGCAGACAAGAAGAAGACTAAAGGTTGGGATGCAATGGCAGACAACTTCTTCCGCTTTATGATGGACAACTTCCCAACAGAGTTGACTGTTATGGGTGCAAAGATTGCATTGACTAACTACAACTTGCCGTTCGATGCTTCTAAGCTGAAGAACTTCGACGAGTTCCACGACAAGTTTGGTAAGTACATCATCCAGGCCATGGAAGGTTGATACAAGGGCCCTTCGGGGCCCTTTTTACTTGCTCTAGCGTGCAAGAGATTGTATAATTAATGTATTGCAACAAAGGATAGTTATGACTACCACATCGAAAAAAGAGAAAAAGCCCACACAAACTCGCGAGTTTACTGCGGCTGAAAAAAACAAAGTTATTGAGAAGCTGGTTACAGCCCGCGTAGGTCTGTTGCTTCGTCACCCGTTCTTCGGTAATATGGCAACTCGTATGCAGTTGATTGATGCTTCCGAATGGTGCCAAACACTTGCTACCGACGGTCGTAATTTTTATTACAACAACGAGTTCGTGAGCAAGCTCAAGCCTAAAGAAGCAGAGTTCGGCTTTGCACATGAAGTTCTTCACAATGTGTTTGATCACTTGGGTCGCTTTGATAGCCGCGACAAGCAATTGTCTAACGTTGCTGCTGACTACGCCGTTAATCAGATTTGCAAAGACGAGCGCATTGGAGAGTTTCCCAGCTTTATGAAAGTATACCAAGATAACAAATATCGTGGTATGAGCTTTGAACAAATCTATGCAGACTTGTATGAGAAAGCTGACAAGATTGATATCAGTGCTCTTGGCGAAATGCTCGACGATCACTTAGACGAAAGTGATGGAGAAGGCGACGGAGAAGGTGGTGGCGATGGCAACAAAGAAGGCAAAGGTCCTCCACGTTACACAGAAGCTGAAAAGAAACAGATCCGTGATGAGATCAAAGAAGCAATGGTCGCTGCTGCACAATCCGCAGGCGCTGGTAAGATTCCAGCAGGTGTCCGTCGTTTGATCACAGACTTCACTGAGCCACAGATGGACTGGCGCCAACTGTTGCGTATGAATATTCAAAGTATTCTGAAAAGCAACTTCAGCTTCAGCCGTCCTAACCGTAAGTCACAACACTGTGGCGCTATCTTGCCAGGCATGATGAACGAAGAAACTATCGATGTGTCGGTTGCTATTGACATGTCAGGTTCTATCTCGGACAAAATGGCCAAAGACTTCTTGTCAGAAGTTAAAGGCATCATGGACGAATACAAGGACTTCAAACTTGACTTGTGGTGTTTTGATACTCGCACTTATAACTATGCTAAGTTCTCCGGCGATACTGCTGATGAGATCATGGATTACAAAGTTAAAGGTGGTGGCGGTACTGACTTCGATGTCAATTGGGACTTTATGAAAGACCAAGGTATTGAACCTAAGCGTTTCATCATGTTCACAGACGGTTATCCATGCGGTAGCTGGGGCGATGAGAACTACTGTGAGACACTGTTTGTTATTCACGGTACTGAATCAATTACTGCACCGTTTGGACAAACTGCTTACTATAAATGAGAAAGTGGGACGAAAAACTTTGGATTTTTACCATTAGGGAGTTTAATCAGCTTCCTGATGGTATTGGGCTAAAGTGTATCAATGGTAAGATTGTAATAAAAGGCAAAGATTATATCGATCTTGATACACGGTTCGATCATATAGCATATGGTGTCAGCGATCCGTGGAACCACAAAGAGAAGCATCTATTTTTAATGTTCGGTCTTTGCCAGGAATAAATAAAGTAGGTATATAATGTCATTAGCAAAGGGTCGAGTAAATCCGCTAAATGTAGTAGGTCAGAGAAGATTGGCATACATTCCAGAACATTTTAGCATTATGAATATTACAGATATTAGTAGCGCTGATAAAATTGAACAGTGGATTTATTATAACTTAAATAGCAGATACTGTGTTAAAGTAAAACAAGGACTTGATGCACAGAGAAGAATTGTGGACGTTTGTGAAATTGGCATTGAGGATTCGAAAGAATTATCCATGTTAGGATTAGCATGTCCTTACTTACATAAAAACAAATAGGAGAAAATATGTCAGAAAATACAGAACAAGCCCAACAGCCAGCAGCAAATCCAGAGCTAACAATCTTCGATCTTCAGAACATTCGTTCAATTATCGATGTAGCTGCAAAGCGTGGAGCTTTTGGTGCAGGTGATATGGCTGCAATCGGCGGAGTCTATAATAAATTAGATACCTTCTTAACCGCAGTTGCACCACAACAAGCGCCAGCAGAAGGTCCTGATCAAGCACCGGCTGCAGAATAAGGAGATACTATGAAACACGTTGGTAGAATGAAAAACAACGGAGCTCGAGTTGCAATTGCATATCGCACATTGCCTGGAGATCCATATAATTGCCTGGTTATCGGCACACAAGGTCTGGGTGATAGTTATCACGATACTCTAATGTCTTTGATCGAAAGCGATGCCGGACAACAAGCTAACGAACTTGCAGAAGTTTTAGCAGTTCGCCGATTCCCAGATGGATCAGTCATGCTCGGATACTTGCATCAAAACGGTCACTTGAAAAAAGTTCCAACTTCTAACGTGCTGATTACTCCAGATAGTCAAACGCAAATTGTTTTAAGCGAGTTAAATGTCATCATTGCAAAGCAAAAAGGTGTCGATCTCGAAGATTTAGCAGTAAGCGACGGTTCTCCAAAGAAGCCAAAGACTACTAAGAAAGTTGAAGTTACTGAATCAGTAGTAACAGATGACACTAAAACTACTACATTCGAAATGACTCCTGCAGAAATGCGTAGTCGTGCTGATGCACTTTACAAAGAAGCCGCAAGACTTCGTAAGGATGCAGATGCAATGGACCCTCCAAAGTCTAAAAAGAAAGCAGTAGTAGAAGTTGAATGATTAACTGTTTAGTTGCAGTTGAACGCAACCAGGGCATAGGATTTAATGGTCAAATGCCCTGGCCTCACCTTAAAGGTGATATGGACTGGTTTCGTAAAATGACAACTGGTAATGTTATTATTATGGGATCAACTACTTACGATAGTTTAGGTAAATCGTTACCTAATCGTATCAATGTAGTAATCAGCAGAAAAAGAGAGTTAGGCGATCATACGTTTAGCGATACTGCTGCCGCATTAGATTACTGTTCGCTTGAATATCCAGATAAAGATATTTTCATCATAGGCGGCGCTACCATTTATCGACAATATTTAGATATCATTGATAGATTCTACGTAACAGAAATCGACGAAGATTATCAATGCGATACATTTTTTAACTTAAAATATGTCAAAGAAAACTTTACAAAAGTCAAAGAATATGCTACATTTAATGATCCAGTAAAATATACTATAAAAGAATACAATTTATGAAACATCAAGAATACGCATACTTAGACGCACTAAAAGATATTTTAGAAAACGGCGACTCTCGTCCAGATCGCACAGGAGTTGGAACTATTAGTAAGTTCGGAGTCCAAATGAGATTTGATCTCACTGAAGGGTTTCCTGCTGTCACCACAAAGAAATTAGCATGGAAAGCCTGTGTTAGTGAGCTGCTCTGGTTCATCGAAGGCAGCGGTGATGAATTTAGATTGCGTGAAATCTTGCACGGAGATCGTAAGAGTGAAAAGAAAACTATCTGGACTGATAATGCACAAGCAGATTATTGGGTCAATAAACGATTACAACGACATGCAGGGGACTTAGGTCGCGTATATGGTGTGCAATGGCGTAAGTGGCGTAAACCGCTAATTCGTATTAACAAAGTAATCTTGCAAAATCATGACCAACTATTAGAGTTAATCGATGGCATTAAGAATGATCCATACAGTCGCAGGCACATTATTTCAGCGTGGAATCCTGGAGAACTCGATATGATGGCATTGCCTCCATGTCACATGATGGCACAGTTCTATGTTAACAATGGAAAATTAAGTTGCCAGATGTATCAGCGTTCAGCAGATATGTTTTTAGGTATTCCGTTTAACATTTCAAGCTATGCATTATTCACACATATGATTGCACAAGTATGCAATTTAGAAGTAGGCGAGTTGATTATAACTATCGGTGATGCACACATTTATGAAAATCATATCGAGCAAGTTAAAGA